GTGGGGGCTGCGTCTTCAAAAGAAACTTTTCTTGGTTGTCCGCGTCGCGCTTGGAACGCCGAGCCTCTGCGGCTATTGCACGGCTTGCATGATCCCACCAGATTCGAGCGTTCATAGGGTTCTCCTCCTCGAGCTAGTTCAACTAGGTGGTCGGCTTCGGTGGCCGGCGCTTTGCGGCACCAATGGCAGGTCGGTTCTTCGTTGAGTACCTGGAGGCGCAGCTCTTTCCATCTCTTGGTTCGGTAGATGTTCTGGCCGGCGGCGCTCATAGTTCCTCGATCTTCGGGTTGCATCCGCATCGTTCGACGTCGTTGCCGAACGCGGTCCAGCCGGCGCCTTTGCACGTTGCGCACAGCTTTGGCTTCTGGGATGTAACTATGTCTCTTTCTTTTTCACTAGTACTTCTATAAGTAGTACTTCTAATAGGGACGGGTTTTCCGACGTCGGATAATCCGTCTTCGGCAAGCGTGGTTATCCACCGGCTTCTCACAGGTTCATCCACAGGTTCGTCGTAGACGACGTTGCAGGTCGACCACTTGCCAGTCATCGGGTCTTGCATCCGCTGTCTGACGATGTAGCCGCGTTCCTCGAGCTCTTTCAAGCCGGTTCTGATGGCGTCACGGCCGTCAGGGCCAACCTTCGCGAGCCGTGTTGAGCTGATCGCCCAGTTGTCAGGCTGGCTCAGGATGTAAGCCAGGATGCCGCGGGCCTTGAAACTCAGCGCATGGTTTCTCAGGATGTCGTTGTCGAGCACGGTGTAGCGCTCTGGGCGCTTGGATCTAACAATCATCGGTGCTCCAAGTAGGTGTGTGACAGCCGGCGGCGGATCTCTTGCTCGAGGACCAGCCATTTGTCGCTTGGCGGTGCAGCTGTGAAATGCAGGGTGATCGCGCAGACGAGGATTTCTTCGCCCAGTTTCGGGTAGAAATGCATCAGGCGTTGGATTTCGTTCAAGATTTCGTCGTTGTCCATTGATCTCTCCATTAGTTGCCCTCCAATCGGGCGCAGATGTCTTTCCAGTCTTGAGGTCGCCAAAGGTACGTTTCGGAGCCGGCGTCTTCGAGGACGTTGAGCCATTGGCGTTGTCCTGGTGTGGTGCGGCCGCGTTCGTTTTTGAGCTCGACGAACAGCACGCCTTTGTCAGGGTGGGCTAGTACGAGGTCGGGGAAGCCGGCGTGTCCGGTGTATGGCGTGGACCAGCGGCCTCCGGTTTGGGCTGGGCGTGGATGGAATACGAGCCAGCCGTACAGGTAGGCGGCTTCGATCACGCTTTTCTGAAAGTCAGCTTCTCTCACGGAGCATCGCTTCTTTGAGGTTGAGTTCGGCCTGCAGTTCGAGCACGATCTGTTCGAGGTGCTGGATTCTTTTTCGCTGGTCAAGGAGTTGTTGGCGTAGCCATGCGGTGTGTTTCTCAGTCACGGGGCATGTCCTTCAGTCGGTCAATGGCGGTCTTGCAGGCGTCGAAGTCGACGAGGGCTTGCTCGTCGTACTCGAGGGAGCGTTCACGGCAGAGCCGTTTGTAGAAACCGATCATCTTCTCGGTCGGTTCTTGCCGTTTCTTGACAGATGCGCCTGGAAAGGCCTCTAGAACGCTCTCTAACGGTTCTGGGCTATCAGCACCCGCGCCACGCTCTAACGCGGCTTCAGCGGCCTTCTGAGCGCCTGTTTTGGCGCGTGAACCGACTTTGGCTCTAGTGACAGCCGGCATGGCATCGTCGAACTCGCGGTCGGTGCCGATTCGAGCTGCGACTTCGTCGTTCGAGGCGATGCCTTTGTCGATTCCGAAGCCGAGGTAACCGAGGGCGCGTCCGAGGGCCGAGGTGTAGCCAACCATCAGCTCGCTGTTGCGGGTGTACGGGGTTCGTCCTGGCATTGGCTCGAGGACGCTTCCGTTGGTCGGCTGGTGCTCCGGTGTCGGGTACACGGCGACAGCGCACCATAGGAACGTGTCGCCGTTGATTTCCTGCACTAGGAACGGGAGCTCCATGACGCGCAAGTCTGGATATTTGGCGAGCGCCATTTTCAGGCGTTCGTTGACGGTGACGTAGCCATCGAGGTTCACGATGCGACCCTCACTTTGACGTCAAGTCGCCGTTCTGCGTATCGGCGACAGGCTGCGCCAGTCCTGCCATGTCCGTGGAAATCAGCAACCATCCTCCACCAGTCGCTCACGGCAACCGTGAAACGCTGTTCCCACAGTTGGCTGACCGCCACCTCCAAGTCGCGATGCTCGCGAAGGTTCCATTTCTTAGAAGTCTTCTTCACGCGGTATTGGCGCTTAGCTGGTTCGGCCGACGGTTGGTCAAGTTTGTTGCCGATGAGATCGAGGACTGTCTCGATCATCTCGGGGTCGTCAAGCCGAGCAAGGATGCCGGCGATTGCTTTCTTGTTCATGCGTTTCCTCCATTGCATGTGTAGGTGCCGCTCATGTACCACGGCTTCCACGGACACCAGCCACGGCGGTCGGCGTCTTCGTAGATCTGTCGGGCGATCAGCAGATTGACCGCAGGATGCTTCAAGTCCTCTTTCGTGTAGCCGAGCTCGAGGACGAGCGGCGCCCAGGTGCGCCAGTTGACTTGTGTGAGGCCGTGGTCGCCGGTGTCTGACACTTGTGTCGGGTCACAACGGGACTCGCGCCACATCACCTCGTCGAGGACGGGCAGGTCGTCGATCTCCCAGCCCATCGCTAGCGCGTGTCCGAACCATTGCTCACACTTCGCGGTGTTGATGTTGCGCTGGTATTCCGCGGCCTCTGTCGGCATTTCCAACGGGTCGCAGTTGACGGGAATGATCGCCATCAGAGCGATCAGCAACAGGGTCTTCATTTTTTCCTCCATATCGGGTCGGGGTCCGATGGAGACATTATGCGGATTTTCCGCTCGTTAGTCAAGCCATACCAGATACGATGCCGTGACGCGGCCGGCCTCTGGGTCGACGTAATGCAGACGCTGGCTCGGATGGCCGGTCGCGGCCATGAACTCTTTGGCGTACACATTCTCCGATTCTGGCGAACCGGTGACATAAATCTGGTGGCCGTTCGCCATCGTCAACGTCATCGGCGTATGAAAGTGACCGACGTACACATCGTCGAATGGCTCAGGGATGACGCCGGTCGACCAAGCGTTGCACTTGCGAATCAAGCCAAAGGCGGGTGTGTTGCCCCCGAAGCTCTTGATCTCGTCCCCATGCACCAGCAGAGCTGAATAGTTGCCGATCGTCACAATCTGGTACCAGTTGCTGTCGGTGTGCCAGGTTACGCGGTCGTCCTCGAGGCGATCGCCGGCGATCTTGTAAGCGACGCGGTCAATGTTGTCGGCTCCTGGCATGTCGCCTTTGCGGCCAAGCCGGCCGTGGTTCCCGTACTCGCAGGTGACGGTGACATGCTCGAAGATGGCAAGCATCCGTCGGACAAAGTCTTCCATGAGGCCGGCGGTGGCGAACAGCTGCTCGAACAGGTGCGCTTCGACTTCATAGGGTTGTCCTGGGAAGATGCCGAGGCCTTCGACCATGTCGCCGCCAAACATGATATGAGCTTCTTTGACGGGATGATCGGCCCGCTGGATCTCGGTCATCGTGCCGATCTTCTCAGCGAACCGTGTGATGCGCCGGCGGCAGGTGTCGATGTCGTAGTCGGAGGTTTGTTTGCCGAGCTGCCAGTCGGTGGCGTGGATCAGCGCGACTTCAGGGTTTTTGCGGCGCGGGTCTGTCTTAGGTTTGGGAACGCTCGGAGCGCGTCCAAGTGTGACCGCCGCATCTTTCGCCGCCTGATAGACGGCTTCGACAATGGCTTCTGATTTGGCGTGCGCTTTACGGGTGGCGCGTTGCTGTCTGACGAGGGCGTCGCGGAGCTCTTGCAGCTCTGCTTCCTCGTCGAACGGGTTAGACATTCTTCCTTCGCCATTCCGCGATCGGATACGTGGAAACGTCGAATCCCCACTTGTTCAGTACCGCCTTGATGGTCGGCACCGAATAAGACAGATCGCTCAGAGCTGCGACAAGCGCTTCGGAGCGTTCCGCGTCGAGCTCGTCGATGATCTGTTGAATCTTCGCTTTGGCCGGCTTGGGGCGTGCGGCGTTGAAGTCTGACATGTCTGGCACAGTTGCCTCCTTGTGCTAGTTGAACAGAGCCTTCCAAGTGTTAGGGCCGACAATGCCGTCAAGGGTGAGGGCTTGGTCGGTTTGGAAGGCTTTGACAGCTGCGTCGGTCTTCGGGCCGAAGATGCCATCGACGGGGCCGACGTTGTAGCCGAGCGTCTTGAGCTCACGCTGAATCAGCTTGACACGATCTTTGGCTTTTGATCCTTTGCGGACGGATTGCCCAGGGTACGGAGGCACCGGTTCCGGCTGAGTGGTCTGTGGCGGACCGGAAACGATGCGCTCCGAGATCGGTGACGCCCAAGTCCAAGTCTCGGGAGTGACCTCGATATGCAGGTGATCGTTTTGTGCTCCAGGCGGACGGCCAATCCAGCCGCGGCCTACTTCCCAATAACGCTTGGCCCAATAGTCGTGAATCCGCTGAATGCCGAGCACTTCATGATGCTCGATGAGCCAGGGGATGACGTCTTGCTCGACACATTGACGGGATGGTGCGGTCGGGTGGCCGTCGTCACGGCGGTAGCTGAGATCCTGAGCTGCACCGAAAGCGTGCGAGGACCAGGCGGTGCCGCCGCGGATCGGCCGGCGTCCGTAACAGCCGAGGTTCCAGAATCCCCAGCGTTCCTCGAGGTACTTGCGGATCTGGCGCAGGTTTGGGGAGCAGGTGTCAAACGGGTGCCGTGGCGTGTCCCGTTGCCAACTGTGGTATCTCAAAGCTTCTTTCCGATGATCGGGGTCACTTCGTCGCCTCGACGGGCCGCGATGCCATTACCGACCGCATAGCCGGCGATCATGCCGATCAGACCAGTGCCGGCTTCGTTTGAGATCGAGTCGGTGATCAGCAGAAGTGTCACGCACACCAGCGCAACGAGAGCGATCATGGCTTTCGACGGGTTTGCGATGTTCATCTCTGTCCGATCCATAAGCAGACGACGACGATCACGCTCATCACTAAAGCGAGCGCGGCCGTCTTTGCGTCTTCGCTGGTGATGATCATGGGGCCGGCGGGTATGGATGGGCGGCTTTTACGGCGGCTACGGCGTCGAGCCAGGCTTGCTCGGTACCGTCGCCGCGTTGCCACTCGAAGAACAGCGGGTCGCTTGTCGCTTCGTAGTCTGCGCGGCGAGCCTGCTCAATTGAGGCGACTTGGCGGTCGTAGTCGACTTGCGGCCATGCGGCATCAAGCTCGGCTTGTGAAGGTTTCGGCGTGTCGGACAGCCATGTCAGGCCGTCGTAGGTGTCGCCATCAAGCGTCCATTGAGCGTCCGGATAGTTGGCAGTCAGGACGGCGGCGTAGTCGGTCATGCTGACACCTCCATGACAGTAATGCTGGAACTGGTTCGCGGGAAGTTTGCGGCGTCAGTATCGTCGTTCGATCGGTTGACGTAAAACGTGTTTGTACCAGTTCCGGCGTTGGCGGCATGGAGCGCATACGTCGTTGCGCTGGTCGTCGCTGGACTGTCCAAGAAATGACCGGAAAGCGGTCCGAGCGCCGTAGTGTCCGCCGCGACAATGCCTGAGGCTTGAATCAAAGAGGTTCGGTTCGATGCGGCGGCGCCTGATCCGATTTCTGTTGCGCCACGGTACAGCCGGACGAAGAAATAGGGGAGATCGTTGGCTCGTGCTCCTGCCGACTGGAATAGCACAAGGATTTGTGAGGTCGCTGAGGTCGGCGTAATCGTCGCTGACAAACCCGTGATTGCGGTGTCTGCGCCTGACCCAATGCTCGCCGAAAAGGTGTCGGTCTTGGTGGTAGACACGACCTGAAGAATCTTGCCGCCAGCGACAGCGGCCCAGGAGCTGCCGTCGTAATACTGGGTGGCGTTCGTGTCCTCGAGATAGGCCATCTGGCCCTCGGCCAACGTCTTCTCGCCGGTGCCGCCAAACGCGGCGTCACGCTCCGTGGACGACGCAAAAACGGGGATGCCGGTGTTGATACCGGTGACCTGCGCGGCGGTAAGTACCTGGCCGGCGGTGAAGGCCGGCACTGAGGTTTGGGCGTTGGCTCCCATAGGTGCTCCTTATCCTAGAACATTGAGGGCGTCGAGCACACCATAGACAGGATCGTCCAAGATGAGCTGGTACACGATGGTTGTGGGGCTTGTGTAGAAACGGGCGACATGACCGCCGACATAGTCGATGTAATGTTCGACGCCTTCGATCGCGAGTTCTTGCGAAATGTCGCTGAGGGTGGCGCCGTTGATGAACTGTTTCTGAATCGAGATTGTGTTGCCGACGTCGATCGTGGCAACGACGTCACGTTGAGCATCGGTCAGCTGTGAGAACGCGACCTCGATCGCGGTGAACGTGGCTTCTGGCTGAGGGCTAAGTAGGTAGTCGGCTAAGTCTTGGGCGGCGGCAGTGGTGTCAAGTAGTGATCCGGTGACTGCTATCGACTGAATGAAATATTCGGCTTGACTTGCGGAGTTTGATGCGTTTGCGCTCTTGTTGTTTATCGTTGAGACATAGACGAGGTTGACGACTTTGTCGGCACCGAACGAGATGTCGACGTTCCGGTACGGATATTGCGTGCCGTCATCATGGAAACTTGCGACAGGTGATGACAGCGTTGCACCGACCCGATTCTCGAATACGAGCACGCCTTCGCGGTCAATGAACAGGCGGCCTTGTTCTGCGTTGTTGACGAGCTGCAGATAGTCAAGGACGACCTGGCCGAGCTCTAGGTTGTAGTCGCCGCCGCCGCCGATTTCGACGGTGCCGGTCGCGATTGAACGGGCCGCTCCGGACGGATAGTCGACCTCGGGCAGATCAAGCACGGCGCTGATTCGCGCACCGCTGAACTCTTTGGAAAGATGTGTCGTGTCGGTCACGGTTTGAGCGAGCAGATAGAAGTCGTCGGCGCAAGTGACGCTGACGGTGTCGTCGCCGTCAAGGCCGAAGTTGTAGTCGTAGTCGATGATTCGGCCGACGAACAGCAGCTCGGTTTCACGGTACAAACGGACCAGCCGCATCGGGGCAAGGCCAGGTTTGACGTTGTCTGGGTCGTAATACGGCGAGTCGCTGGCAAACGGGTTGAACACTCCGCCGGCCGTGGTGTCGTCGAGTAGGAATGTCATGGTGCCGGCGCCGAACTGGTCTTTGATGTCGCGGCGTCCTCGTTTGATTCGGATGCCTTTGGCGCCGTCGGTGACGTCAGCGAAGTCGGTGAGGCCGTCCAGAACGAACGTGGTGCCGTCTAGAACGCCGCGTACCGTGTCATCAAGCCGGAACCCTTGTACGGGTGCTCCGGTGTCGATTTCGAGCGTGTAATCGCCGGACTGGACGACGGTGGCGGTCACAGCCGGCTGACTCCGATCTGGGCTGAGCCGCTGGTGCGGTTGTAGTTACGGATTGCCTTGACCACGGCTTCGCCGACTTCTTGAGTCGGGTTGATCGTCGACACGTTCACGGTGACGTTCTGGACCGCGCCGGACGGTGCTCGAGTGATGCTGGAGACCGGTGTGATCGTGGTCGTGGCGACCGGCGG